ACAAGACGCAGACGGAAATATATTTGCCGGTGATGCAACGACTGGTGGTGGGTATGATCCTTCAACAGGATCTGCCTGCTTTAACATCTTTATGGGATGTAATGCTGGTAATAGTATTACTGATGGATGTTATAATAACTTCTTAGGTCTTAATGCAGGAATCAACAACACCACTGGAAGTTCTAATAACTTCTTAGGTGCTGCTGCAGGACTCTCCAACACCACTGGATGTTATAATAACTTCTTAGGTTTTTATGCAGGAAGAAACAATACCAATGGATCTAATAATAACTTCTTTGGTTTTTATGCAGGAAGATCCAACACCACTGGAGGTTTTAATAACTTCTTAGGTAATAATGCAGGAAAATGCAACACCACTGGAGGTTATAATAACTTCTTAGGTTTTTATGCAGGAAGAAACAACACCACTGGATCTGATAATAACTTCTTTGGTCTTAATGCAGGAAAATGCAACACCACTGGAACTTATAATAACTTCTTAGGTACTAGTGCAGGAAAATGCAACACCACTGGAACTAATAATAACTTCTTAGGTAATAGTGCAGGACTCTCCAACACCACTGGAAGTTCTAATAACTTCTTAGGTAAGAATGCAGGATCCAATAACACCACTGGAAGTTGTAATAACTTCTTAGGTTGTGGTGCAGGATTCTCCAACACCACTGGAACTCATAATAACTTCTTAGGTCAGAATGCAGGACTCTCCAACACCACTGGAAGTTCTAATAACTTCTTAGGTAAGAATGCAGGATCCAATAACACCACTGGAAGTTGTAATAACTTCTTAGGTTCTAATGCAGGATACGCTAACACCACTGGATCCTGTAACAATATGATCGGTTTTGGTGCCGGTAAATGCGCAACGGTCACTGGACAACATAATACCTTCTTAGGAACTTATGCCGGTAAGTGTGCTTCTGGTTCTGGTGCTAATAATAACTTCTTTGGTTTTCAGGCAGGAGTCTTCAACACCACTGGAACTTTTAATAACTTCATTGGTACAAATGCAGGAGTCTCCAACACCACTGGAAATAATAATAACTTCCTTGGTGTTAATGCAGGACAATACAACACCACTGGATCTTATAATAACTTCTTTGGTCCTGGTGCAGGAAGAAAAAACATCACTGGATCTAATAATAACATCCTTGGACGTGAAGCAGGATGTTTCAACACCACTGGATCTTGTAATAACTTCTTTGGTTGTGGTGCAGGAAGATGCAACACCACTGGAGGTTGTAATAACTTCCTTGGTTTTCAGGCAGGATTCAACAACACCACTGGAGGTAATAATAACTTCATTGGTAATAGTGCAGGATTCTCCAACACCACTGGATCCTGTAACAATATGATTGGTTTTGGTGCCGGTCAATGTGCAACGGTCACTGGATCACATAATACCTTCTTAGGAACTTATGCCGGTAAGTGTGCTTCTGGTTCTGGTGCTAATAATAACTTCTTTGGTTTTCAGGCAGGAGTCTTCAACACCACTGGAACTCATAATAACTTCTTTGGTTGTAATGCAGGAGTCTCCAACAACACTGGAGGTAATAATAACTTCTTAGGTACTGGTGCAGGATTAGCAAACACCACTGGAAGTAGTAATAACTTCTTAGGTCTTAGTGCAGGATTCTCCAACACCACTGGAAGTAATAATAACTTCTTTGGTTGTCGTGCAGGATGCAATAATACAACAGGTAGTAATAATATTGCGTTTGGTTTTAATGCTGGACAAACATCTGGATCTCCATCAGGATTGATTGATCTGACGACAAGTGATAATTGTATTATAATGGGTAATGCAAATCACTCATGCGCCGCAATACAAGTAGCATGGACAGTTATTTCTGATATTAGAGATAAGTGTGTTTATGGTGATGTACCTCATGGAAGAGGATTCTTACAGAATATTAATCCTATCAAATATTCATTTAAGAATAGAGAAACGAATGAGGTTACTGATAAAAGAGTCAGATATGGATTCAGTGCTCAAGAGGTTGCAGAACTTGAAGGTGATGAAACAATCATTGCATCAAAATCTAACATAGATAAGTGGGGTGTTACTCATGAGCACTTACTTCCTGTTCTTGTTAATGCAATCAAAGAACTTGATGTCGAAAACCAAGAACTCAAAGAAAGATTGTCTTCACTGGAAGAAAAAGTTAATTCTTTACTGAATAATTGATTTTATGGTATAATATATAATAGTATCGAATGATAAATTAATGGATAAAACTTTTTATTTTATGGCAGGGCTTCCCCGTTCGGGAAGCACTTTGCTTTCTTCAATCTTAAATCAAAATCCAAGATTTTATTCTGGACCATCAAGTCCAGTTCTTGGTGCAATGTTTGCCGTAGAGCAAAACTTTATGGGTAATGAGTTGTACCATGGATATCCAAAACCAGATCAAGTCAGAGAGATCATTGGTAGCATTCCACATCATTTTTATAGTGATGTTCAAAAACCAGTTGTCTTTGATAAAAATCGTGCATGGACTGCAAGAGTTCCTTATATTGAAGGGTACATTGGACAACAGGCAAAGATTCTTGTTCCAGTTCGTAGAATAGATGAGATTCTAACTTCTATTCTGACAATGATTCATCGAAATCCTTTTCAGGAAGGCCAACCAAGAATTAATTTTGTAGATGAACAATTAATCAAAACTGATATACCTATTAATGATTTGAATAGATGTATGTATCTTCTAAATGATGGTGGTATTGTTTATGAGTCACTGAATGCGATTATGATGGGATTCCAACAAAATGTAAGTGACAAAATGCATTTTGTGGACTATAATGATCTTGTAGATAATCCTGAAAAAATAATGGAAGACATCTATGATTTTCTTGGGGAAGAGTTTTATGATCATGACTTTGGATCAATCTCAAATATTCATAGGGAAGATGATTTGATAACTTATGGACTAAGTGATATGCATCAGGTTCGTTCTGAGGTCAAGAAAACTTCTTCTCCACCAGCATCAATTCTTCCAGAAGAAATTCTTGATCTTTATGAACAAAACAAAAGACGACTTGAGTTTTGGGGAACACCTGATATTGTTACGATAACCCCTAAGGTAAAGGCACCACCTACAAAGGATAATAATATTATCTTTAAATAAATAATAGAGATTTAACTAAAACAAAATGGCAATTACACACACAAGAACAATTGAAAATCTTGAAGTCATAAATGATGGAAACAATGTAGTATGTGATATTCAAGTTAAATGGGTATCCTCTGATGATTCTGATGTAGAAAGAACTACAATTGAAGGTTTTGAAAATTATCAAGTTAATTGTGAAGATGTTACTCCAGATTCTGAAGGTTCTGAAGGATTTGTTGCATTTGAAGACTTGACTGAAGAGATTGTATTGGGTTGGATTGCAGATGAACTTGCAGAAGAAAGAGTCACTGCACAACACACTTCTTGGATCAATTCTGTTCTTAATCCCCCAGCACCTGTTACAGTAAACAAAGAAACTCCTTGGTAATTTTATGACAAAAATTAAGTATTCTATATTTCATTGCCAAGGTGGATTTGGTAAACATATTGCAGCAACAGCAGTAGCTAAATGTATTAAAAACAATCATCCAGGCAGACAACTTATTGTTGTTTCTGTCTGGTCTGAAATATTTCAAAATCTTCCATTTGTAGATAGAGTATATCAACTTGGTAATACAAGTTATTTTTATCAAAGTTATATTGAAAATGAGGATTCAATAATTTTCCATAATGAACCTTATTTCACTACTGATCATATTCATAAAAAACTGCCTCTGATTCAAACTTGGTCTAAGATGTATGGATTAGAATATCGAGGTGAAATGCCAGATATTAAATTTAATCCTTTACAGAAAAAGATTGCAAAAGAATTTTGGGAAAGTCGTGCAAACGAAAAACCTATTATGGTTCTTCAAACTAATGGTGGAATGTATAATGAACAGAGACCATATCTATGGGCAAGAGATATGCCTGTGGCACTTGCACAAAAACTTGTAGATCATTATTCCGATAAGTATCATATTTTTCAAGTCAAAAAACCTTCTTCTGAAGCATTAGATGGTGTGGAAGTGGTTCAAGATCCAATGAGTAATATGGAACTTGTAAGTATCTTACTGAATAGTGAGAAGAGAATACTTATTGATAGTTGCCTACAACACGCAGCAACAGCATTGAAATTGCCTTCTGTGGTATTATGGAATGGAACTAGTCCAAAGGTCTTTGGATGGGATATACATACCAATATTCAAGCAGAGAAACCTGCCAACTTTAAACTTCCAAATAGTTATTTGTTTGACTTTGATTTTACTGGAGTAGAAGCAGAGTATCCTTATGTGGATGAGGATGAAGAAATCTTTAACTTTGATAAAATTATAGAAGCAGTTGATAAATGAATGTTATTGGACTTTATGGTGCGATTGGATGGAATGTTTTAATTTCTGATAATCCTAGTTTGAGGGAACAAATGAATGAAAGTTGGACACATGGTGCAAGTGTGTCTTTATTTTCTAATGGAAATCATGTAACTAGTATCAGTGAAGAAAGACTTACTGGTATTAAATATGATGGAAACTTCCCACGAAAATCGATAGACTATTGTTTATCGACAGGGAATCTTTCTAAAGAAGATATTGATGTAGTTGTCGTTCCATCGATGGCAAATATAAACTTCTATAAGAATTATATTAATCAAACTCTTCAATCTAAACTTAAAAGATATTTCCCAAAAGCAAAAGTTGAGATAGTATCTCATCATATGTGTCATGCATATTCATCAGTGTTCTCTTCAGATTACAATGAAGGAACATTTATTACGATGGATAATGCTGGATCTATTTTATTCAATTCTACTGGCAATGCTTTTTCTACAGAAAATCATTCTATAGGATACTTTAATAAAGAAAAAGGTATTTTTAGGTATCATCCCGGTATTCCTGAAATGAATAACTTCGGAAACTATTATTGGGCTTGGGCATATCAAATTTATGTTGAGATGGTTCAGAAACAAATTGATATTACTGATCCAAAGTATCGTGAGACATTCTGTGGCAAGGTCATGGGTCTTTCGGCATATGGTAATGTAAAAGAGTTTGAAAAAGATTATCGACAAACTTTTGAAGGTATTCCTTCAGTTACATTCAACTCTTTTCCTGGACAGGATTATGTTTATGGAAACATGAGTCCAGAAAACAAAGCAAGAACTCTTCAACATAATTTTGAACAGGGAATGCTTGTTTATATGAAGACACTCAAAGAACAAGGATATATTGATGAAAATCTTTGCCTTGCTGGTGGCGTGTTTCTGAATATTCTCACAAACTCTGTCATTCGTAAGAATGAAATTGTAAAGAATATGCACATCCCACCATTTCCTGATGATACTGGATTATCATTTGGTGCTGCATGTTATGGTGTTTTTAAGGCAAAAGAAAAAGTAACTCTCCCACACAATATTTCACTTCTTGGACGCACTTATAGTGAAGAAGAGATTGAGGAAGCACTTAAAGGGAAAAACTATAAGAAGTTTGATAACTTTGAAGAACTGTGTGAGAAGGTTGCTAAACTTCTTGCTGATAATAAAATTGTTGGGTGGTTTCAAAATCGTTCAGAGTTTGGACCTAGAGCACTTGGTTCTCGTTCAATTCTGATGAACCCATCAATAAAAGAAAATAAAAAGACAATCAATACTCGCATTAAACATAGAGAAGAGTGGCGTCCATTTGCAGGTATTATGCTTGAAGAATATCAAGAAGAATACTTTATAGATGTATATCCAAATGAATATATGCTATACTCTCTGGTAGTAAAACCACATCAAAGAAAGAAACTTGGTGCGATCACACATAAAGATTTCTCATGTAGAATTCAAACTGTAAATGAAAAGTTGCATCCAGAAGTTGCAACACTTCTTCAAAAATATAATAAAGAAACTGATTGTCCGGTTCTTTTAAATACTTCTTTCAATGATAATGGTCAACCAATTGTAGAGAATCCAAAGGATGCGATCAAAACCTTTGAAAGTATTGATCTAGATTGTCTTGTAATTGGAAATTATTTTTTAATCTGAGATTGATTTATGAATTTTAAAGTATATACAAAAGAAAATTGTCCTCACTGTTATAAGATTAGTGGGAAATATATGATAAGAGATTTAATATCAAATAAGAACTTATAACTTATCTCTCAAGAACGACAAACCTAGTCTACGGGGTCTAGACCAGTTTGTCAAGTGTCTACAAAACCCCCCGGAGACCCCTCACATGGTCTATACTTACAAAGTCAGTCAAACACCTATGAAGACTAAATTCGTTACTGTAGAACCCAAGAACCAACGGAGTAAGAACCGATTCGTTAACTTGATGCATGAACTTCATTCATGTAGAGTAGAACAAGAGACAGAAGACCAAATGTTTCTTTCATCTATTACTGGTAAGTACCACTTCTGGGTAAATAAAACTAATGATAAAAATTGGTTTATAGTCAAATGATTTCAAAAGAAACAGAAGATGTAATTTTTTATGTCTTTTTATATTGACTATAGTTACAATCATTACAGTTCTTTATTCACTTATTCTTTCATAGTATAATGAGAAAATCTAATGAATAAAAAAGAAACACTCACTCTTGCTATGCAACAAATTGAAACCACACTTGATTTACTCAAAGGTAATGACTACGAAACTTATATGAATCTCAAACTTATTTCAGTTTATTATGAGTTACAACGACAACTTGACAAACTTTTTTAACTCACCTATACTATTAAGGTAATTCTCAAGACTGATGAAATTTATTTACATTGTTGACCATTATGTGCCATTCCCCTCATCAGAATACGGCGGAGTATGGAATGTTGTTGCAGAAAATGATGAAGAATGTTTTGATTTAATTGTTGAAGAAGATGGTAAGTATTATTCTCATTATTTCAGTGAATTGAGACAGAATATCAACAAGGCAGATAAATATTCTTTGTTAGATGAACTACCATCTAAAGTTGTAACCTCTTTCTTAACTTAATCATGTCACAACCACGTCAAAGGGATGTTAATGATCCCCTCTATGACCCAAATGATAAGTACAATGCCTATAAGGTAGACTTACATACGAATGAAGCACATTCACCTGATGAGTGGGATCCCCTCACAGAAGGTAAACTATCAGACCCATCAGAACGACACAAAGATAAAGTGTTAGATGAATTCTGCGACACTCACCCTGGTTCCCCAATGTGTAAAGTTTTCGATGACTGATAAACAAAAAGACGCACTCAATCTTATGATTGAAAGTGTAATCAAACCTGACAGTAGTCTCCGTGGTTGTGCATACAATCAAGGGTGTTATGATGAATTGATGGAATGGCGTCAAAAGATGCTTGACCTACTCTATAGTTATGAAAAAGATGGAATTTCCACATCAGCCACCACAGGGCTATGAATACTGGACTGATGATTACTCAAAGACAGTAAAACGTATTTGGATTCGTAACATCAGTCGAGAGTTTATCTATGGTGATGATAAACACCCTAGTTCAGTTTGGGGGTTCTTTTGTAGAAAGAAAGGAGTGTTTATGGCTCCAGTCAATCACAAGAAACCAGGTAAAGTAGTAAATATATCAGACACAACTCCATACACAGCTATGAAGTTAAATCTCAATCCACTCATGGCAGCATTCTCATGAATCCAGACACCATAACATTATCTACACCTTCAAGGTCTTTTGCATATGAAACATTTTCAAGAGACATTGAGGCTTGTAATGATATTAGAGAACTAAAAGAAACATTACGTTGTTATGTGAAACTATATTATAAACAACAAGAAACTTTATCTTCTATCGGTATTCCCTCTTCTATTGATTGATTACTATGTCTGATTATGTGCCACAGGTGAATGATTATGTGAGATGGGAGAAAGCTTCAGCTATTCATGAAGGATGGGTATATTATAGAGACGAACAAGATGATTATATTACAATTGAACTTGGGACAAAACCTAAACCATATTGTACTATAACCCGTACTCATAAACATTGTAAATATCACACATTGTTGTTATGTTACCAACATCAGTGGAATGAATTACAATATATAAAAAAGAGAAATTCAATTTACGATGAAGATTAGGACACTGTTACTTGCATTAACAATGATAGTTGTGCCACCTGCAATGGCACATCCACAATTTTATCCACATCAACATACTCATGAAGGTGTAGATACTATTAATACATTTGCACATCATGAACCTGAAGTAGAACCATTTTCATATGATTCAATGGGTTGTATGTTACTTGAAGAATGTACTGAAGGTGTGGAACCAATCTGGGGTATTGGTTATATTAAAGAACAATATCCTAACTCTGATTGGACTCCAGTTCAAGAAGAATTTAGTCGTATGTTGAATGCATTGACTCTTATTGATGTTCAGGTATATCTTGCCGATGAAAGTTATTTCCCTGTTGGACATCGTGGTGTATATCATACCGTAGGTAATAATTTCTTTCTGAACAGAGCATTCATGCATCGTCCTGATGTATTGATGTCAGTTATGAGACATGAAGGGTGGCATGCAGCCCAGGATTGTATGGCAGGAACCATTGATAATAGTATGATTGCTATTATCAAACCAGAGGAAGATGTTCCTATGTTATGGCAAGAAATGGTAGAACGAACATATCCAGTGTCGGCACAACCATGGGAGAAAGAGGCAACTTGGGCAGGTAAAACCGAAGGTATGACTCAAGATGCACTTGAATCTTGTGCTCGTGGGACTATGTGGACCGATTATTCTCCTACTCCAATGACAAAAGAATGGCTCGTCAAGAATGGTTACATTAAAGATTGATGTGTGACAGTTTGAACACTGTCCATAACACCTTGACTCCTTGACCTAAATACCCTATACTTACAGGGTAGTCAATCAGGTTCTCCTCATGTCTCTAGCCTACGCTCAGAAGTCCAAGTATAGAGTTACGATCGAACTCGATGTATTTGAAGATTTTGACGCTCACAATATCCAGTGGGACAAACTATTGGATATTCAAGGTAATGAAAGCGTTACTGCATATGTTGAGGAGTTGAGTGCACCTGACCACTTCTTCTCCTGATAATATCGGGGGTGATAAATATAATTATATTATCACCTCCGTCAATCTGTTGGAGTTAGGAACACAACTACAGAAAAAAGAATGAAGAACCTACAACTTTTTTTAGAACTTGCCTCTGAAAGAGCACAAGCTCTTAAAGATCGTCAAGATAAATTCAAAGAAACTCAAGCCAATTCTGCTGGAGAGAGTGGTTCAAGAACTCTTGATTCACCAGAAACTAGAGACAAAACCGTAAGTGCCCGAGAAAGATATAAAAGGGGAATGGTTGAGGTTTATGACCCTGAAATGGGTACAGTTCGTGGTCCTCGTGCAAAACGAAGCACTGCTGATCGTAGAGCACCTGGAACTAAACCAAGAGTCAAGGCAGTTGGTGGTGGTAAGACTGCACCAGTAGATTATAAACCACAAGGTGAGAAACCTAATAGAAGTAGAACAACCTCACAAAGAACACAACAACCACAACAGGAACGTGGTTCTGCAGAAGTCAAACAATCATATGCAGAGAAGATTAAGGCAGATAGAAGAGCTGCAGCCAAGGCAAGAGCCGCTGCCAGAAAGTCTGGTGGTGAAGTAAAAACAACGACCACATCTTCTAAAGATGCTGAAAAGAAAGCAGACCAGTTGTTAAAGACCAAGAAGGCAGAACCAAAGAAGACTGAACCTGCAAAACCACGTAAAAAGTATGCTCATGCTGATGGTGGTGGTATGACTAGGAAAGAAAGAGACGCAACTAGAAATAAAGAAATAGGTCAGAGTAGAAAAGATGCCAAGGCTCAAATGAGGTCTGAGTTTGAGAAGAAACATGGTAGAAAACCAAACAAAAAAGAGGCAATGCAACTGACCGCCAAGGCTCATGCTGCTGCCAAAGCCCTATCATAACTATTGGGCAGTCATGTGCAGGGGTGTATTTGACATAAGACCCAATCTACGATATAATAAATAATAATACCCCTGCAAATTGAAGAATGAATTACTATACCTACGCCTATCTTCGCGAAGATGGAACACCTTACTACATAGGCAAAGGGAGAAAAAATAGAATAAACAATCAACATGTAAATGTACCTGTACCACCAAAAGATAGACGGGTCTATCTTAAACAGGGACTGTCTGAGATTGATGCATATAGGCACGAAATGTACCTGATAGATGTACTTGGCCGTAAAGATTTGGGTACAGGTATGTTAATAAACAGAAGTCCTGGTGGTGAAGGTAACTCAGGGCCAAGACCTTCTATGAAAGGTAAAAATAATCCAAGATATGGAAAACCAAGTACAATTCGTGGTAAAATATGGGTAAATAACGGACTTGACCATAAGATGGTATTTGAAGATGCAATACCTGATGGATGGGTAAATGGACGCCTGAATGTTCATGAAAATAAAGAACAGTTTAGACAACAGGGTTTGAATAACAATCCTAATGCAAAACACTACCGAATTGTGTTCATTGATGGTAGTGAGGTTGAGTGTTACCAACTATCTAAATGGGCCAGGGAAAATAATATAAGTTATGGTATATGTAAAGCTATACTTCACCAGACAAGATACAATAAAAGGAAGTATATTAAGAAGAACGCATCCACTAACATCAAGAGCATACATGAGGTGACTACAGAGTTACTCACCTCCAATTGACTCCTATAGTATAAGACCACCATTTTATTATGACATTAACACACCTCTCTCATCCCGAAGATACTATTTTGACTGGTGATTTGACAGTATTTGATTTACTTTATGATGTGGGTGATATCTCCATGAAAATGGATGGTATGTCGTTAGTATGGGGAACCAATCCTGCTAATGGTAAGTTTTTTGTGTGTACAAAAAGTGCATTTAATAAGAAAAAGATTCGTCTATGTTATACTACTGAAGACATTCTGACCCATTTTGGTCATCAAATTGAAGTTGTAGATATTCTATCTAATTGTCTCAAGTATCTTCCACGTACAGAAAACATTTACTGGGGTGATTGGCTTGGTTTCGGTCACACTGACACACTGACACAAAATACCCTCACGTATGTATTTCCTGAGGTTATTGAACAGAGACTAGTGATTGCACCACATACACAAGTCTTTCTGACTCAAGATAATATTATGTGTAATGCAGTTTGTAAACCAGTCACAGAAACATTTGAGAATAGTGATGTAATCAAGTGGGTACAACCTGCTGTTGACCGTATTTACGGTGGTTATGATGCACCAAACATCAACACTGACAACATCAAATTTCTGACTGACAAAGAGGCATATCAAGCCAAGATGGGCATCAATGCTCTCATCAAGTCAGGTCAGTTTGTTGATGATGCATCACTGACTGACATTCTAGGTTGTCCTTTCCTTGCCAATCTGTATCAGTTGGTGTTAGATATCAAATATGATTTGATGGATAGTTTGATTATCAATGACGCACCAAAGTCATATCTTCCTAATGGCAAAGAAACTGATGGTGAAGGTTATGTCTTCCATTCTGTAACCTATGGCTCAGTGAAGTTGGTCAAACGTGCAGAGTTTGCGTATGCTAACTTCAACCATGGTTTTGGTAACTGATTATTATGACACAATTTAATGTAAAAGGTGCATGGACCGATCGTAATGGTCGTAGGCATAACTTTGAGATACAAACTGATAGTGCGGACAGATCTTTGATACGGGATATTGTAGAATCACAGTATCCAACAGAGAGAGTTGTAATTAACTCGGTTCGTCAACGGTAATAAAGTTACTCACCTCCAATTGACCCCTATAGTATAACACCACAATTTTATGATCACTCTTCGCCCACATCAAAACGAAGCCCGTGACGCAATGTATGTCAACAGCAAAGGCCAGATACTGGTCCCGACAGGAGGCGGGAAGACACTGATTGCAATCACTGATGCAATGAAACGGTTCGAGGTAAATGTTCCTCGCACTATTGTAGTTGTGGCTCCTAGACTACTCTTGGCCAATCAGTTGTGCAGTGAGTATATGGAACACATCACCAATGCTAATGTTTTGCATGTGCATTCTGGTGACACAAAACACTTCAGCACTACAAAGTCTGAACATATCAAACTGTTTGTTGATATGTGTCAAACAGTCCGTGAACATGTTATTATCTTTACCACATATCACTCTCTCCACCGTGTTCAGGAGTCTGGTATTGCGGTAGATACCATTTACTTTGATGAGGCACATAACTCCTGTCAGAATAACTTCTTTGGGCCCACTGAGTATTTCAGTAAGAAGGCTGATCGCACTTATTTCTTTACTGCTACCCGTAAGACTTCAGTCACACCAAAAAAACATGGAATGAATGATGTTGACACTTATGGTCAGGTAATTGCACGTGTGTCTGCACCAACTCTGGTTGATGGAGGTTACATCTTGCCACCTAAAGTCAAGGTGATTGAGATGGATAAGGTTGACAAAAAGTCACTCACACCTTATCTTGAGAGCAACAATGTCCTTGCGTCTATTGATGAACTAGACATCAAAAAGATTCTAGTATGTGTCAAGACCACACGACAACTGCAAAATATCTTTATGACAGACTTTGCAGAACAACTCAAGGAACGTGGTTATTCTTACCTCTATATTACCAGTAAGACCGGTGCAGTTGTTGATGGTAAGAAGGTCAAGCGTGAGGAGTTCTTTGATACACTCAATGCATGGGGCAAAGATGTAGATAAGAAGTTTGTTGTTTTGCACAGGTCCATACTTTCAGAAGGTATTAATTGCTCAGAGCTTGAAGGTGTTGTATTCCTTCGTAATATGGACACAGTAGAGATGTTACAGACTGTGGGCCGAGTAATTCGTGTGGGCAGTAAATCGAAGACATGCGGTATGCTATGTGTGCCAGTATATAATAATATCGGAGTATCCACCGAGAGAGCATTGCAACGTTGTGTTGACATTGTATTCGAGAAAGGAGAAATGTGCGACAGCATTTCTCGCCGGTAATCGGCCCAGTCATACCAAGGGATCTGGGAGTATCATAAATTGATTTTTCCATATCGAACCCCTTTATGACCTAACACACCTTCAGTCACATAGAATTATTGAAAAAAGAGTTTTTATGTCTTTCCACCACACAAATTCAAACATTCTTGATACAAAACCAGGAGTATTGCCAATCGTTATTGATGAGAACCTGGTAGCAATACCTGTGGCGGGTTCAACAACTAAACTGATGGTGATACATAATGGACAACCGGTCAAAGTATGTCGCAACCGTCAATCAGCACTCAATTTGATAGATAAGTTAAGAAAACGAAGGAAATAAAGTTACTCACCTCCAATTGACCACTATAGTATGACATACAATTCAAATCCTTACATCCAAAACCTGCTCGAAATGGGTTACGACAAACAAGACGTACAAGTTGCGTCTACAATGTTTCAAAAGAAAACATTCCCATGTGTTATTCATGGTCGTCAATTTGACACTGAAGAACAGTATTATGCTGAACTTCATGAATACATGAGTGGCATGTGATGAACACACCTAATTGGAAGCATCACTCCAAAAAAGATAAGAAGACCAAGGGTACCTGTAAGGGTATTCTAAGGGGGCGTAAGCAGTCTCTAAGGTCACTCAAACTCAAACTAAGTACCAAATCACCATGAACATTGACAATCAACTTCTATCTGTTATTGAAGGTCTTGATTGGGCATTAGAAGAGTATAAAGATGCAATGGATGATCCAACCAAAGGTTATTCTTTCTATACTGGTTACTCTCGTGCGACAATAGAAACTGCCAAAGACAGACTATTAACAATTGTGGAAAACTATCGTAATCTTACACAGGAGGAAAAGTTACTCACCTCCAATTGACCACTATATTGTAACCCCTACACTTGACAATCATGAACAATTCATCTACTGTACTTAAAGAACTTCAATCACTTCAAAAAACTTATAAAGTTCAGAACTTTAAGTTTACCTCTAGTCAACAGACACGATATGATGAACTTCTTGAACTTCGTCGTGCATTCATTGCATATTGGCAAGAAAATGGTATGGTTTGGACTGGACCTAGTAATGTAGGTAAGGCTAAAACAGAAGCCGCAGCTTGATGGACATTACTAACACATCATTGTTACTCACTGGCATCATGTTTGTCGGTGGTATTATTCTCTTCTTCAAAGCAATTTACCGATGATTGAAACTCTCTCTTTTGAATATGGTAACAGCGTTACCATTTTAGGTTTGGTTGGTGTTATCTCAACTGCCATCATTCTTGTAACCGTCTTTACTCGATACAACAATTCACCTCTGCGTAAGTAATCATTACTATGAAATTTGATCCTAAACAAACAGAAACATTTGAGACTGAAGGTTCAACATTTGAGTACAATCATGCTAGGTCAGAATATCTCGCAGAAGATATTCTTGGCCAGTATGAAGACCAAATGAAGACTATGGCCAAAGCATATAAAAAGGCAAAGAAAGAACATAAGAAAACATATTATGGACGTAACCTATTGTCTCTTCATTCAGAATGGAATGTTGAAGACAATGATGAAACTTTGTATCTCATCTTTGATGATGAAGAAGAATGTTTCACTGATGTCAAAACTGATAACGAATACTACTCAAATCCAAACGATTAAAGTTACTCACCTCCAATTGACCCCTGTAGTGTAACCACGCAATCAACTTATGACAATCACACAAACCAAAGCAGAATATCAAACAGAATGTTTGATTGAAGTTCTTAACAATGAGTGGAAGGTATTTGCTATTGAGAATGGCCGTAACTTTCATGAGTATCTAACAATGGAAGTTGGTCGCAAATATATCAAAGTGTGGCAATCAAAATGCTATGATGGTGTTGTAAGAGAGGGTCGCAGTTGTTTTATGTTTGTAGATAAAGAAACTGGTGCATGTTATAAACCAGCCAGCCACAAGGCACCAGCCAAAGGCATTAGATTTTATATTGAATCACTTCTAGATACACCTGAAGTTGTTGATCAATACGGTTCATTCCTTTATCGTCGCTGATGTTTACCATTATTCGTTTCTTTTATTATATTGCCGTCGGGGCATTCTTTGTAACCATTATCAAACACTTTTCCTAACTATCATGTCACTCTCTGCAACTTGTGTCTCTAAACTTGTTGACGCACTCAAATCTGATGTTATTAACCACATCTATGGAGATGAGCGTTATATGGAAATTATGCATGACTTAGTTTCTGATGCATTACGTGCCAAACTTGGTGATGTTGATGAGGATTTGTTCTATGAACTCGGTATGTGTTTAATTGACCGTATTGAACTGAAATAAAGTTACTCACCTCCAATTGACCCCTATAGTGTAACCACGCAATCAATTCAAATGGAGTTTAGAATCATTGTTCCATCTGCTCGATATGAAGATGTAACCACAAATGATTTGGATCAAGCATGGCGTATCTGTTGTGATCTATCTGAAGAGTTTGGATATGCAGAGGTTAAACGTAATCTTTGTGGCCCAGAGCCAATTCTAGGATCTTTCACTAACGGTAAATCAGACAAATGATCTACAACATCGCATCAGACATCAAGACCCGCAGAATTGTGTGGATTGATTCAACAACAATGAAGACAATGACCGCAGTTCAAGTATCAGCCTCAACCCGCTAATCTATGGGCATTTGTAATACAATTTCTGTGGTGGTTACAGTATTACAATGTAAGGCCCTTTGTCGGATATTAAAGTTACTCACCTCCAATTGACCACTATAGTGTAACCACGACAAGCATTATGACATTTCTCAACTGGGTCCAAGAAGCAATCGGTTGTAAAGTAGAAGATGAAAAAACTGGAATGGTTCATACCATTACCGGTGGTAAGTTTCTCGCCGATTCACCTATGTGGCCAATGGTTCAACTTACAGATGAGAATGGAGTTGTAAGATATGCAACTCTTGATAGGTTTGAAGAACTGGTTTCTGTCGGGTAATAAAGTTACTCACCTCCAATTGACCACTATAGTATAGACACCACAATTTTATGATCACCACATACAACGGATACGAAATCAAACCAGGTGCTAATCTTAAGAATGCTAGTCTTAAGGGTGCTAATCTTGAGGATGCTGATCTAAGAGGTGCTAATCTTGAGAATGCTAATCTATGGGGTGCTATTCTTAGGGGTGCTGATCTTAAGGGTGCTATTCTTAAGGGCGCTAATCTAAGGGGTGCTAATCTAAGGGTTGCTAACCTTAAGGATGCTAATCTTAAGGGAACTATTTTAGAAGGACTTAAACTATGATAGTCAACGGATACGAACTTAAACCGGGTGTTGATCTTAAGGATGCTGATCTTAGGAATGCTAATCTTGAGAATGCTGATCTTAAGGGTGCTTATCTTAAGGGTGCTTCTCTATTTGGTGCCAATCTTAAGGGTGGTAATCTTGAGGATGCTAATCTAAGGGGTGCTAATCTAAGGGGTGCTGATCTTAGGGATGCTAATCTTAAGAGTGCTAATCTAAGGGGTGCTGATCTATGGGGTGCTAACCTTAAGGGTGCTGATCTTGAAGGTGCTTATCTTGAAGGTGCTTATCTTGAGGTTGCTAATCTTGAGGGTGCTGATCTTGAGAATGCTAATCTTGAGGGTGCTTATCTAAGTTCTGCTAACCTAAGTGGTTCTGACCTAAGGCGTGCTAATCTTGAGGGTGCTTCTCTATGGGGTGCTAACCTTAAGGGTGCTGATCTTAAGTGTGCTAACCTTAAGGGTGCTAAACTAAGGGGTGTTAATCTTAAGTGTGCTTATCTTAAGTGTGCCAATCTTGAGGGTGCTAATCTTAAGGGTGCTAATCTTAAGGGTGCTAATCTTAAGGGAACTATTTTAGAAGGACTTATAAACTCATGAACATCAACGGATACGAACTTAAACCGGGTGCTAACCTTAAGGATGCTGATCTTAAGGGTGCTATTCTTAAGGGCGCTAATCTAAGGGGTGCTAATCTAAGGGTTGCTAACCTTAAGGATGCTAATCTTAAGGGAACTATTTTAGAAGGACTTAAACTATGATAGTCAACGGATACAAAATCAAACCAGGTGCCAATCTTAAGGGTGCTGATCTAAGCGGTGCTAATCTTGAGGATGCTAACCTTAGGAATGCTAAACTATGGGGTGCTGATCTTTATGGTGCTAATCTAAGGGGTGCTAATCTTAAGGGTGCTTCTCTATTTGGTGCCAATCTTAAGGGTTCTAATCTTAGGGATGCTGATTTAAGTTGTGCTGATCTTGAGGATGCTGATCTTGAGAGTGCTAAGCTTGAGAATGCTAATCTTAAGGGTGCTAATCTTGAGGATGCTAATCTTAGGAATGCTAATCTTAAGGGTGCTAATCTTGAGGATGCTGATCTTTGGAGTGCTGATCTTTGTAATGCTGATCTTAGGAATGCTGATCTTATGAATGCTATTCTTAGGAATGCTGATCTTAGGAATGCTGATCTATGGGGTGCTGACCTAAGGGATACTAATGTAACCAACACCATTCTTGATAAGGAGAAAATCAATGATGATAAAGACCTCAGGATCAAAGAACTTGAGGAGGAACTTAAGAACATTAAAGCAACACTCAAAGAATCTTCTGGACACTTGAACAACTGACCACTGAACCCTTTATAGGGCATCCAAATGCCTTATAATACTTTCATACACAAGAGACACCTCAATGAACATCAACGGATACGAAATCAAACCTGGTGCTAACCTTGAAGGTGTTGATCTAAGAGGTGCTAATCTTGAGAATGCTAACCTTGAGGGTGCTAATCTTAAGGGTGCTGACCTTGAGGGTGCTGACCTTTTTTGTTCTAACCTTAAGGGTGCTAATCTTAAGGGTGCTATTCTTGAGGGTGCTATTCTTGAGGGTGCTATTCTTAAGGGTGCTAATCTTGAGGGTGCTAATCTAAGGCGTGCTAATCTTGAGGGTGCTGATCTTGAGGATGCTAATCTAAGGCGTGCTAATCTTAAGAGTGCTAATCTATGGGGTGCTATTCTTAGGGGTGCTAATCTATGGGGTGCTAATCTTAAGGGTGCTGATCTTTGGAATGCTGATCTAAGTGGTGCCAACCTTTGGGAGGTTAAACTTGAGGATGCTAATCTAACAAATACCATTCTTGAGAAGAAAGATGATGACAAAGATCTTAGGATTAGAGTCAAAGAACTTGAGGAAGAGAATAAGAAACTAAAAGCAACACTCAAAGGACTTATAAACTCATGAACATCAACGGATACGAAAAGGGAGGTGGGTGTTATAGTTACTCACCTCCAATTGACCACTATAGTGTAACCACGCAATCAGACATGACTTTTATCAAATCAACAAAAAACGGGTGTACTTACACTCTTGATGGTAATCATCAAATCATTCTAATGTATCATCCACTCTTTGCTGATGGTAACTACGAAACAAATCGTGGCGCTTATGAGTATGTTGAGTGGGATGAGTTGGATGAGGATGTGTTAGACGAAGCTGACCGTTGTTATGCACTACTCCGTCAAGAAGTAACACAAGACACACCAATGGCAGAAGAAGTTTACGGCGGATAATTTACACCTTACCACACACACTTTTCTTTTTTAATCATGGCACAAATCACCTACACCTTTCGAGTTCCTTACACTGTACCGACAGAAGCTGGAACTCGCCACATGAATGTCGAGGCGATGTATAATGATGAAGCAATGAGACTTGTTGAGGGTATGATACCAAACTCCACTGCAACTTGGCCAACAATTGTAAGAGAACACAACAGCGATAATGATAACAAAGGAGGGTTTTTGTCCTGGTTTTTTTAATTCTCTCCTCTGCCCCTCTTGCCGGGGCTTTTTTGTGCGTCTCCGGCCCAGTCATACCAAGGGATCTCGGGATATTATAAACTGTTTTTTCCATATCGGGTCGGGATAACCTACTATCACACCTGATAGGAAGTAGAATTATAGAAAAATCAGTTTATGTAAAAAACTATCATCTTTATATGTAATGGACTATAAGCAACTATCTAACACAATCTACCCTGACCTTGTTGATTACATTTTGAACAAACATGGTCAAGAGATGAGAAGTTTTTATCAAACTTGTGTTGATGAGTATTTGAATGAAGAGTTTGGTGAGTTACATTCAGGACCACGAAATAAACTGACAAAGGAGTTAATGAATCAGTTGATTTCTTAAGAGATAAAGTTACTCACCTCCAATTGACCCCTATAGTGTAACCACCCAATTGACTGACATGGCTATCTTTCCAGAAATAAACCACATAAATGATATATTGCCTTTTATTGCTGACCGTCCTGAATTTAAGGTCACTGATAAAGGTTGGTATTCTGCAATCAACTATATGGTTGCTTATGATGATTCTTTCGATTGTCCAGTTCGTGCAGAATGTAGAGGATTGATATTTGATAAGTCCGGCAATTTAATCTCTAGGCCTTACCATAAGTTCTTTAATGTCGGCGAGAAGTCTTACACTTCTTTAGATTCTCTCGATTTATCTGAGCCACATGTTGTGTTAGAGAAATTAGATGGTTCTATGATTAGGCCTATTCCTTGTGATACTGGGTTTAGATTAGGAACTAAAGCAGGTGTTACTGATGTTGCCATGAATGCGGAAGTCTTTATCGCTGATAAACCAAACTATTCCAATTTTATTGAAACTTTACTTAATACCTTTACTCCTATCTTTGAGTGGGTTTCTCGAAAGAATCGTATCGTAGTTGATTATGATAAAGACGACCTTATCTTAACCGCAATACGTGTAAATTCCACCGGTCACTATATTGGTTATGATGCTATTCGCCGTGTAGCCGGTATTTACAACATTCCTGTCGTTAATACTGTAGAAAACAAGTCTTCTGACGATATATCTAAATTTGTTATGACTATTCGCGACTGGGGTGATGATGTCGAGGGCATTATTATCCGTTTCGATGATGGTCGTATGCTTAAAGTCAAGACCGCTGATTATGTTCTTCGTCACAAATGCAAGGAATCTATTCGTTTAGAAAAGAATGTACTTTCTGTAATTCTTAACGACTCTTTGGACGACTTGCTTCCATTACTTGATAGTTCTCCATCTGATCGCGATAGAATTGTTGAGTTTGCTAATGACTTTAACCTGGCCATTTTTAACTTCTGCGATACTGTCTCCAACCTCTTTGAAGAGGGCTATGCTAAGTATCCTGAATCTAGAGATTTTGCCGTTAAGTATGTGAAGAATGTTGATCCAAAATATGCTCCGTTTCTGTATAAGATGATGAAGAGTGGTAATTCCAACTCTTGTCGTGATATTGTGACGGAATATCTAAAGAAAAACATTAACACCAAGAATAAAGTAAATAATGTTCGTTGGATATTTAACGACCTCAGTTGGTGATCTGAGTGCATAGGGTCTACACAGACTCTATGCAATTAAAGTTACTCACCTCCAATTGACCACTATAGTGTAACCACGTTG